CATAAGCAAGTTGTGGATTTGTGTTTCCTGATAATGATGTTGACTGTTCCCATACCTTAACATAATACTCCCCATCCAATAAGTGAACATTCGTTTGTCCTGTGGTGGTTGCTCCTGTGAGGTACGCTTCAGGATTATTCAAATCAATCTTAACGGAAAACAAATCATAACCTGGAGCATAATTCACTGTTGCGGGGATTTGATATGGAACAAATCTCCATACTTGTCCTGACAGTTTATGCTTCCAAGAAAACAAATAACACACGGGACCTGTCAGCATTTTGTTTCTGCTGCAGGTTGCGTTTATATCGTTTTGTCCTTCGTTAAGTAGTATCATTTTATTTTGTTTTATACAATTCTAATTCTCAATGCTCCATTATTATGATATATCTGTCCTAATACAACTCCACCTGCCGCTGCTGCGGTATCATTAGCAAAATCTAATGCTGCGTAGTTGAATACAACCAAGTTTTCTACAAATGTAGCACTATCTGTTGTCGCAGTTCTACCAGAACAACCCAACATTACAACATCGTTTCTATTATTGATAGTTGAAGCACTTGAACCTATAATCGCATTTCTATTTCCACTACCAGTAATTCTGTTTCCTTTACCACCAAAAATACCCGAATTAGATGATGTGGCAATATCATTATCTTCACCAAAAGAATATTGATAATTACCACCAGACAAATTATTACTATCACCCCAAGAAAAACTACCTTGACTTGATACTGAAACATTACTACCACCACCAAAAGAATAATAACCTGATACACTAACATTTGTTCCAAGTGCTCCACACCAGTTTCCAGAAGCACTATTAAAGGCACCCATAATAAAGACACCCGCACCAGTTCCGCCTATATGTGAATTGTTTTGACCGAATATTAAAGAACCTACTTCAGTTCCAACTCCAGCACCACCAGTTGCGGTATTATCATTACCAAATATTGCGAAAAACTTTGATGAATTACCAACAGTATTCCCTTTTCCAACAATAAAGTTGGAATAAGAGTCAGCGGTTTCTGTGTTTGTTCCACCTAATCTATTGAATTGACTGGATTTAGTATAATTTACATCTGTTGTTCCACTTGTAGAATTATTCCATCTATACGGACTTGTATATCCACTATACTTAAAGGTTTCTGTCTCACCGCTGTTATTCATTACGAACCATCTTAAATCCGCAGCGGTGCCAGTATAAGAAGGTAATTGACTAATTTTCGTATTTGCCATTTTGTTTTTTTTTTAATTTTTATTTATGGTTCTATTACTAACAAATCATCATTTTCTGTTGTTATGATATCATCCAATTCATCAGCAAGGAATTTACCTCTTACAGCAAATCCTGCCACAGTTCCATATAGATTTGAAATGTTTACATTGTAATTCTGTCCAAAGTCAGTATATGGTGGACTAACAACTTGAACATTATCATTTGTATCTTGGAATACAAGTGTTGCTCCTGAATAGAATTGTGTTGTTGAACTCCATATTTGAGAACCTATAGATGGACCAACAGTTACCTTCATTCTATCATAATAACCAAAACCGATATTACATAATGTATATCCTGAATCAATATTTAATTGGAAGTCGTATATTGTTCCTGGAGATGGATATGACAATGGAATTATATTTGATACTGTAATATCTGAATATATTGTATTCAATGGATATGTTATTCCACTAAATGTAATACTAAATGTTCCACCACTTACAATACCACCACAAGAACTGCTTGTCACAACACCTGCGGTTCTATAAACAGGAGCAGATGAAGGTGTTGGAGTAGGTGTCCTCGTTAATGTAGGAGTGACCGTAGGTGTTCTTGTAGTTGTTGGGGTTACAGATGCGGTAACACTTGGAGTAGGAGTTCTTGTAGTTGTTGGTGTTACTGTTGGGGTTGATGTAGTTGTTGGAGTTACCGTTGGCGTTGATGTATTGGTTGGGGTAATAGTTACCGTTGGAGTTATTGTTGCAGTAATACTCGGCGTTGGAGTAGGAGTTCTTGTTATGGTTGGAGTTGGAGTCGGTGTTACAGGTGTTGGAGATGGACCAGTTCCATCAGGAACAAATAGTGTTATGATATCATCAATTGCTCTCTGTTCTCCCAAATAAGAGGAAAATCTTTTTCTATAAAATACTTGAGCCATCTTTTATTATTTGTTCTAAATCTTCAATAATTTTATCTATATTGACATCACAATCAGAGTTTCTTACAAACTCTTTTTTCCTGATTTTATCTTTTGAATAAAACTCACAATCAATATATACTTTGCAAGTATCCAAATCCATGCAGACCTTTTTAACCTTGTAATTGTCAAAATAAACCCCATCTATTTGAATCATAATTTATATCCAAGCGGCAGATACAATTGAGTATGTTGCACTATTACTCCAAGATGCACTAATTGCGAATGTTCCTGATGCTGTTCGTTTTATACTTGCTGATGACATTCTAACAGTTTCTTGATTGACATCATAATCTTCTGTTGGTCCTGTCCATGTTATTGGGTCTGTTCCTTGAGTTATTAATGATGAAATAACACAAGCATTTGCTCCAAGTGATGTTAAACTTGCACTACCTGATGTTCCACTTCCTCCTCCTGTATTGGTTAAATTCACAGTATCACTTGAAACATTCTGTATTCTGTAAACTCCTATTCTACAAGCGACACCAATATTACTTGATAAAGTGACAACAATATTTGCTGATGTTCCTCCTGTTACTCTTCTTGATGCAATACCACTTATTACTGAATTGCTTTCTGTTCTTTGAACAGCAATTGTTCCATTTACTCCACCAATACTTACAGATGAAATACTACCTGGATTAAGGGTATCACATTGAACAGTAACAACAATAAGACCTGGTCCACCAATACTTGCACCATTGAATGTATATGTTTGTTGATTATTATCATCACCACCACTTGTAATGTAAGTTACAGAACTAACCAAAGGTGATGGGGTAGGTGTTGGAGTCGGACTTGATGTTAAGGTAGGAGTTACAGTAGTCGTTGGGGTAATGGATGGGGTAACACTTATTGTTGGAGTGTTAGTTGGAGTTGGAGTGGTTGTTGATGTTGAAGTTATGGTTGGAGTCACACTTATTGTTGGAGTGGGACTTGGGGTTGATGTCGTGGTTGGAGTTACCGTAGGAGTTGTTGTAATGGTTGGAGTCGGAGTTGGACTAACTGATGGTTGAGATGATGGTTGTGGAGCATTCATTACCAATCCAGCAACCCACACAGGACCTTTACCTGATATTCCAAACGCCTTATTTATTGCGTCTCTTGATGGTCCGTTAATGTTTGGTTTGTTTGGTCTAAGAGGTCTATACATCTATTTTAATTTAATCGGCTTTATGGAAAAGGGGAGATTTTACCTCCCCTGTCCATAGTGTTTTTTTTATGAATTAGGATTCAAATGTGAATCCACCCGCAGTCAACATTGCGTCTAATGCAGTTACAGTACTTTGAGAAAACTCTCTGATTGATGTTGGTTCTCCACCTGACATTGTAAGAGCAGATGCTCCATTGATGTCTGTGTATGCGGTCCCTGTGCCCACTGACCCTGCAGTCACCTGTAGGCCATTGTCAATGCCCACTGCCCAAAATCGGTTGTTGTTGTCTTCAATTATGCAAAAAATTGAATTTTGAGATACCAGGTCAACAAAAACGTCTCTTAATTGGGTATCAAGTTTTGGAAGATTGACGATTATTTCAGGTTGGAATGTCACCGACTGCACTGTGGTATTTACGCCCAATGTTTCGGTCAATGAACCTGCTTGCTTTGGAAGTTGGAATAAGAACCAAGTTCCTGTTCCACCCATTGCGGTGATTTGTGAGTTTGTTACGGTATAACCTGTGATGTCGTTACCGCCTTCCCAAAACCCACATGTTTTTAATGCCCCCAGTAGAGGACGTTCTGCAGTCAAGGGTGTAGCCCGTAGATATGTAGCATGATGCCATAATTTCTATTTTTCTTTATTTTTTTTTTATTTTATTTGGTCGTATCCTCCCATCTCCATACCTTTGTATTCAGAAAGGAGGATATCAACCACAAGATTATTTAGAGATACAGAAAGACGCAGGGTCAAATGCACCGTAACCGTAAGTTACCATTGATTGTAATTTTACGATGTTCTCAAATGGGTCATAGATTGAACGTGTTTCCATGATAGATGCGTTCATACCAACGAAGTGGTAAGATGCAGCACCTGCAACATACGCATTAGCAGAATCAAGACCCACAGTTGGGACTACGCGCACATTGCTACCTGGTAATACAACTGACCAATCAGCACCTACCGCAGCGTCTGCTGAATCAAATGAGAAGAGGTTGACGTAACTTGAATTTCTCATGGAACTAACCAAACCTCTGTAATTTGCATAGGAACAGAAGATTATCAAATCGTCTCTGTGCAATACGTTATCAGGGATGTTTTGATAGATAGTAGTGAAGACATCAAGACCGTTAGACGCAGTTGCTGCTGTGTAAGCGATTTGTGTTGCTCCGTTTCCTGAAGTGATTGTTGCCAATACACCATCAAAACATGCAGAACCGTAAGTTCCACCTGAAGTAGTTTTATTGTTCCACAATTGCTTCTCAACTTGGTTTGCGATTCTGTTTGAGATATCAGTCAAAATAACTTCTTCAAAAGGAATTGATTCCTGGAAGTTAGAGTTTGACAAATACTGACTCAAATAAGTATCGTAAAGGTCCGTTGGACAAAGTTGGGTGTTCATTTTCTTGTTACATAGAGAGACAGTGATTAAATTTTGAGTAGTATCGCCAGTTGGAGTAAATCCACATGACAAATCTTGCAAGATAACATCTGTTTCAACCCAACCGATTTTTTCGGTTGTTCCCTTAAGGTTTGCACGGATTGACGCATATTTTGGTAACGCCAAGCCAAGGATTGACTTAATCAATAAATCCGATGCATATGAATTATACGCCGGAAGGTTTTGGAGGTCGTAGTTGAACGACAATTTTTTCTTTTCCATTAGTGTATTGTTTTATTTGTAATTTTTATTTTCTTTCAAAATTGCTCATTTGTCTAATCATTTGAACTTTGTAATCAGCGAAATCTTCCACGAAGGTTTTCTTTTCATTGATTGCTTTTGTTTCAGGTGATTTTTTGAATGATTCAAATTCTGATTTTAATGAGTTTAACTCAGTTTTGAACTTTCCGTTCATTTCATTTAGAACAGATAATAGTTCGGTCATTGATGATTTGATATCGTTCAATTCTTGTGTGAATTCAGCACCCATCATTTCGTCTTTCTTCATTCCTTCAACGTTTTCTCTTTGGGTAATTTTTCCATCTAATACTTGAATTCTGATTTTGTTTTCGTTTCCACTCTCGTCCTTTAGAACAACCTGGTGTTCACCATTTGGTGCTGGTTCTTTGGTTCCATCTTCTTTAATAAGATAAACGTCCTCACCTACATCAAATGTTGGAGATTCAAGTTTCTGTCCTTGAGCATCTTCAGCGACAGTATACATCATACTCTTACCCATTTCATCTTCTTCTTCTACTTCGGTTGATTCAACCTCTTTAGACATAATTGCGATGATGGTAGATTCTGAGTCAACGGTCAATACCAATCCCTCTCTTGTGGTGTGTGTACCTTCAGGGGCTGGTTCCAAAGTTGCTTCTTTTACAATATACAAAGTTTGACCAACTTCAAATTCTGATTCTGAATTATTTGTCACCTCAAGTGACCCGTCTTCCAACATCGTAGATTTGAATGATTCTTTTTTGAATTGTAATCCCAACAATTTCACGATACTATCAATTGCTTGTGTAGCGTTCATAATTTTTTAATTGTTTATTTTTGTTAATATGTTTATGATTTCCTCTAATAAATATTCATCAGATTTCTGACGGGAAAACTTTAGTAAAAATTCCCCTTCTACAGAGAATCCTTTTACTACTCCTGTCTTGATGAGTTCATTCCAAATGTAATCTCCTTCAGGAGTATCCATTACTTTGAATCCACCCATCCAAGTTCCATCAGGAATATTATCTCTTGAAAATCCAAGTTGATATGCTTTGTCTGATTCACCCGTTACAATCCAAGATTCAACCATAACAACTGCGGGTAATTTCTGACTTGAATGTTCAAGATTTGTCTTATCCATTCTCTTCTCTATCATATACAGTTGTTGTGCTTTCTCAATAGATTCAGGAGTAAATCTCACGAAATATCTCTCCCTACTATCTTCATCATATCTTGGAATCAAAATATGTGGAATCATTAGTGGAGAATATACCATACGTTTTTCTTGTTCGTATTGGAACATTTGTTTTGACATGTTCTGTTGTGATACGATATATGCTATTTCAGATTTACGTTTTGTCTCTTCTGAATAGTATCCGTTGTTTGGTAAGTTCTTTGGTGGGGTTCCCGCAGTTCCTTGTGCCATGCCTTGGTCAGCAAATACATCACGTTGAACAAGATATTTGTGCCATGCGTGAAAACAATTTGGACCACCTTTGTATAACCATTTTGAATATGGTTGTTTCTTATGTCCAAAATCTCTGTTTGTATCTCTTAATAAATCTATTTCCAATCTACGGAAATATCTGTTTTCAATGGAATCACAGAAATCTCTATCAGGGAATCCATCCAATACTCTTTCATATTGAAAATAAATTGTTGGTGTTTTGTGATTTCGGTCTATTACTTCTTGTTTGGTTGCTCCGTTCATACCAGCCATGACTGCTTCAAATTTCTGATAGTCGTTTTCTTTCAACCAATATAAGAGTTTTGCCGCTTCTTTTTCTTCTTCAGTATATTCATCAACACCAAACTCCTGTTCCATCTTTTCAGGGTGGATATCACAACCCATATACACCTCATTTCCATCTTCATCTCTGTGAACATGGTAAGATGCACAACCCTTCATTTTGTCTCCATACATAATTGCTTCTTCAGGAGTTGAGAACACAGGTTCCCCATCAATAAATCCAATTAGATTGAATTCTTGGGACATATCTTCTTTTCCTGAATACTTTGGATGGTCCTTTGGTAACAGGTCATAATCTGTTGTGTATTTTGAGTTTTCAGGTCTTCCATTTTTTACCAAATAAAGAAACGCATTTACACGAGCAAGAGCCCATTGTTCTGCTGATTTCACCTCTGGGGAATGGGAAACATTATATGCTCCGACACCTCTTTGATATACGGATTTTAACATTCCAATGTTTATTCCATAACCAAGTTTGTCTTTATATCTTTCATTGAAATCTTTTGACTTTTCATCCAAAATCTTTTCAACCCTTTCACTCACTTCAGCACCTCTTGTTGAACTTGCGTCCCCTTTTGCTGAACCCTCACCTTTTGGATTTGGATTTGGTGTATCTGATTTTGGTGCTTTCTCTGATGGTTTGATACCACCTCTTTCTCCAATCTCAGCATAAGCATCCAAACAAGAACAAGAGAATTGTTTTCCAATTCTTCCAAGTTCATTGATTACATCCTCATTATTGTCATAATGTCTATCAATTCTTAATTCTTTAATTCTTTGTAATTTCTTTAGATTACTTCCTTCGGCGTATACCCTTGATGCTGGTATTCCAAGTTCTTTTGCAAGTGGTAACATTCCATCTTTGGTATGACGAGCAGAGATGATATACACCTCTGAACCTGAATTTAATTCATGCATAACCAATCCTCTACCTCTATGGGTATTGATTGTATCATCATAGTCAAATGAAACCTTCTCACCTACTGCAAATGCTTCCTCTGATTGTGAGTAACAAATTGCTGTTGCTTGGTCTGTGTCATAACCTTTCTTAACATGATATTCAATACATCTTGAAATATAGTCCTCTTTTCTCTCGTAAGGGATTTTCTCAATGAACTCAATGGGTTTTATCATCATGTTACTTTTGGTCTCTCCTGAAGGATAATTGTCATAATCAGGAAGACCTGAAACATCATAGTCAAATCCTTCTTCTCGTTTGAGAATTCTTTCGGTCCATGCAATTGCTTCTGTTCCGCCCCATGCGTCCCACATCAACAATCCACAACCATCATCATAAGATTTTGAGGATTCCAAATCTACCTTGTGTCTTGAGAGGTATGATGCCATTCTCTTAACCGTATCCAAACTGATTGGTCTTCTATCACACAATTGTGATGAACGAGTCCACCCAATAGGTGTTCCACATGAAACATTTGGGTTTTCTTCTTTATATTTTCTCGCTCTACAAGCGTTTGCAGATATGTTCTGTGGAACAATAAATGATTTTTCTGATGCGAAATAAATGAAGTTCTGTTCTATTGCTGGCATCTCCACCATTGCAATTTCTTCAATACGGGTTTCTCCCGTTGTTTTTCCATCTATATCAAGGTCAATAATTCTATACATCTTTAATAAATAGTTTGGTTTTATATGGTCGCAAGTTGGTCAAGTTTTCTTTGGATTGTTTGACTCCTTGTGATATCCTGTTCCAACACATACGCTCTAATTGGGGTTGAACGAGTTTTTGAAATTGCTTGAATTAATCTTTCTTCCATCAATGAGTTTGTTGCGTTGGAGATAATTGGTTGACCTCCACCTGCTTGGTTTATTGAGGATAACAAACCACTGTAGTTTGCTGATGAAGTTCTATTGATGACTGTTTCTCCTCCTTCCAAGTTTACGCCCATTGGGTAAGAAACTCCACCCATTTCATGAGATGGTCCAACAACCATACCTCCAGCACCCATACGAATCTTACCACCACCCGCAAGTGATTGTGCGTATGCCAATTGTTGTCTAATCAATAAGATTTGACCTGCTACCAATATCCCTGTCGCAATTGCAAGTGGTGGAATCTCAGCAACAGCAATTACCGCCTGTGCCCCATCAACGATTGCTTGAGCCAGTTGGAATTGGAGTGCTTTGATTGTCGCTTGTTTTTCAATATACGCTTTTTGAGTTTGATATTGTTGTTCAAGTTCCAATCTCTTTGTGTTTGCTTCTTCAGTATCCCCAACCACATTGGTCAATGCTTTCTCATTCTCCATTTGTAATTTCTGTAATTGGAATGCGTAGAACTGTGAGGTCAATGATGATAATCTACCAATCAATGATGATACCTGTCCCAAAGTTTTTGAAACGGTTTCAAGTGTAATCTTCCCTCGTTTTTCATCTTCCGCTGCTGCCGCATCCTTTTCTTCTTTTTGTTTTGCAAGATACGCTTTCAGGATTTTTAATTTTTCCTCTTCAGTGAATTTTGCAATATCAATTCCCTTTAATGCAAGTTGTTCTTCCAATGATTTCAATTGGTCCGCTTGAAGTTTCTTTTCATCAATAACAATCTTGTTTGCTTGTTGAGTAAATTTGATTATTAAATCCGTATTATTCAATAAACTATTTTTTAATGAAACTGATTCAAGTGCTCTTCCTTCTTTTGCTGCTTTTTGAGCATCAGCAAAAAACTTCAAAATCGCTGCTTGTTGTTCAATCAAATATTTTGCGGTATTACTAATCGCATCGGTTCTGTATTTCGCAATCTCATCGGTGAGTTCTTTTAATTTTTTTAGACCTTCTTCTGTTGAAATATCAATTTGACTTAAGGATTCTTTAATTGATTCTGCTGTTGCAGATGGGACTCCTTTTAATTCTATTTCAACATTCTTCTTAAAGTTATCAAAATTTTCAGATACCTGTTTGAATAACTTACTTGATAAATCTTTTTCAATTTCTTTAATAATATTTTGTTGGTCAGTTAATGTATCAGATAATGATTTTACTGCGGTTCCCGCTTGTATAATCTCACCCGTTGTTTCATTGTAAACAACTGTAATATTTCCTGTTAATATTCCAATCTGTTTTTGTAACTCAATTAATATTTCTAAATCAGATTGTTCTACCAAAGGTTCATCTCTGACAATTTTCGCTAATTTCTTATATTCATTTGCGACCTGTAAAAACACATCCTGTGCTTCCTTCGTAATACCACCTTGTTCAGGACCTAACTTAAACAATCTATTTGCTTCATCAATATACCCATTAATAACTCTATTTACATCATCGGTTGATGCATCAAGATTTTTAATGAAACTATTAATCTCCAAAGACGCTTGTTGATAAAATTTTCCAAATGGGTCAATTTCTTCTTCAAGTGAATCCCCTAATCTTCTGATTTGATTATTAACAATTTTAATTTCAATACCCAATTCTTTGAACACATCAGAGATGGTTCTATCTTTCAATGCTTCACGAGTTTTAACAAACTTATCCAAATTTGCAATAACTTCAGGTGGAGTTAAATCCACAGTTGGGGTTTGTGATAATTCTTTATATGTCGCAGATGCTTGTTTCAACAACTCCAATTGTAAATCAACTTTTTGTTGATATAATTCAATCAGTTTCTTTTGGGTGTCAAGTGCTTTCTTTGCTTGAGCATCAGCATTCTTGGTTGATTCTGCCGCTGCGTCGGATGCTATCTTTCTTCTACCTTCAATCTCCGCAATCTCTCTTCCAAGACGTAACAATTCCTTCTCTTCAAATGTAAGTTGTTTTGCACTTGATGCGGTTTGTCCAATTGCTGCTCCCAATCCACCAAATGCGGCACCTTGTTTTTGGAACTCCTCAAATGTTCCAGCAAATCCACCAGCAACCGCACGAGTATATAATTCTTGAGCGTCCTTTAATTCTTTTAATTGAACTTTTACTTGTTCTCTTCTTCTTATCAGTGCTTGTTGTTGAATCTCTTCCTTCTTTAATTGGGTCAAATATTCTTCATACGCTTTTTGTTCCGCTCTTAAGTTAATCAAGTTGATTTCATCCTCAATCGCTCTATTCAATACTCCCTGACTCCTTGCTTGTTCCAATGTTAATTTTGACAATTCAGGAATCAGTTTTTGTAATTGAGCGTATGCCCCCGCTTGTTGATTCAATGTTGAATTACTGTCATTTAATATGGTTTGAAGATTTCTAATTTGTATGATTTGACCCTGAATTGCTGCGGTAGATTCCAACATCACTTCAGTTAAAGTTTTGGTTTTTTCTGTGGTTTCTTCTTCCTCACTACCAAACGCAATAAATGCTGTAACCAACGCACCCAATAATGCGATGATTGCGGTATATGGGTTCGCCGCTAAAGTTGTGTATAATGTTCTTGTCGCATTTGTGGACGCTACAGTCGCCGCCGCTGACGCTTTCTCCACAATGGTTTTAGCGACAATCGCAGCCCCTGTTTTAATCTCAGCAAGACCACGAATTGATAACGCCAATGTTAATAAGTTTTGAGCATCTGCCGCTACCTTTGAAACATCTTCTGATTCTTTACCAAACAACCCCACCGCTGCGGTCGCTGCCGCAAATGAGGATG